TACAGTTCGGATGACTCTAACTACATCTAATGCATCTTGCAGAGCATCATGGGTTACTTCTCCAGATAATTGGCATCGATCCATGCACGTCTGTAAATTAGGTAAGCTCTCGTCAGTTTTCCAATTCATTAACAGAATGGCTGGATCCAAGATTCTCTGTCTAATCTGCACGTTTGAACTCCAGTTTGGAAGTTTCTGCAGAAATACTTTGTCAAAACTTGCAAAGTTCTTACCTGCTGCATTAATTTTTACGCAACCAGTCGCCTCAGCTGGGATACCATTTGAAGCTAGCCACATTTGAAATGAGTGGGCTACTAGTCCAACCGGTAAAATGTTATGATACTTTCGGTATGCGAGACGTTCGTCCTTTGTTAGATTCTCTAAACCGCCAAGAATTTTTAGAATCCAAGAGTTTAGAGATAGGGCAAATGGACTTCCTACATACGTAGTGTGTTCCACAATACACTGAAATTTAGGTAGTTCTTCCAATGAGGCTGGATTTAGGGTGTCCTCAATGACAGCTCCAATCTGTAAAATTTGACAGGTCTCTGGATCAAGACCCGTCGTTTCAATATCAATCGATACGTATTTCATAATTAAAAGTCGAATGGTAAATCGTCATCAGTCAAAGTAGACTGAGTCGATGTTGATTTTTTTGGTGCAGAGGTCTCAATTCCAAGGCTACGGAAGATTTCGTCATCGTCCTCATCATTAAAATCAGAAGCAGGTTTACTTACGTTAGCTCTCTGCTGTCCGTTGATTCGGTAAGCCTCAAGGCTATTAAAGTATTTTGTCTGACCTGACTTGTCTGTCCAGTCTCGGCCTTTTACATCAAACGCAACTGAGACAGTATCTCCGATTCCATAAGAATCAATCATGTCACATTTGTCCTGTACAAGTCCAAATACAATTTTTTGCGGGTACTTATCTCCCGATTCAATTACAAATTCTCTCTTACGAAAGCCTTTATTGAAAGTCTGTGCTGGGAAAATCTCAATGATTATTCCGTTTAGTTCAAATGCCATATTAGAAATCGTGGTTAGTTATTTTTATATCATAATTTGTGAAGCCTTCAAAATCTTTACGATCGGCCTCTAATCGTCTGTCTACTGAATCACCGGGCATGTCTCGGTCCATCATACGTTGACGCCTAACATCCTCAGCAATATCAAAGAATATTACCAATGACTCTTTACGCGCATCATCAGACAGGTGAGCTAAGCCACTAGGTGTCATGATGAATACGTCATCCTCATCGAATTGGTCACGAGTAGTTCCGTAAATCCAGCCATTAAACTCAACGTATTCATAGAACTCGTCATTTTTAATTAGATCAGCTGCCTGTTCTGGACTTAAGAAGAAGTAATCTCTTCCTTCAACTTCCCCTTCGCGTGGAGGGCGTGTTGTGTAACTTACTGCGTACCTAAAACCTCTATCTTCGAATTTTTTACGAAGAAAATCTTTTCCGCTTGCGGCTCTGCCGACTACAATTATTCGTTTGCTCATATATAAATTAAAATTCTCTCTTTTGACCGTGGATTGCTTTGAATACTGGAAATCTTAGGGAATGAGCTCCGTGTTGATCAGTAGTTTCTTCAAAGAATTGAACGGTAATTGTTTTACCTAAAATTTCATTTGGGTTTTTGTGATAGTATCTTCGCTGTTCAATATTAAAACCTGAACCCACTCTAACTGTATTGCCTTTATGCTCTACGATTACTGCTTTCAACATGACCTCCTCAACCTCTTTTCCCATGTCAATGATACGATTTACGTCAGATTCAAGATCAATTACGACGTATTCTGCATCGTGCATCTTTTTAACTTTAAGCAGATTCTTTGAGCGTTTGCCTTCGTAACCAATATCCTTACGCATCATTACTCCTTCGTAACCCATTTCAGTTGCATCAGCTACAATCTTTTCAAATTCGTCAACCGATTTTATTTGAAATTGTGGAAGTGGTTCTGCATAGGTTAAGTCAGTTACGATTGCATTTAAGATAATTAATCGAGCTGAAAGAGAAACTTCCCCTGCTTGATTATTAAATTCAGCCATTTCTAAGAAGTCAAATACGTAATACTTTGGAGTCTGAATCGTATGGTTCTTTCTGCCGATCTCCTTGATAATTCCTTGGAAATCTTCAAGTCCACCTTCTTTCATAACGCAAACTTCTCCGTCCAATACTTTGTTTCTGAGACCAAGTTTCTTAATGTCCTCTGCTAAAACTGAAAGAGTTAAGAATTCATTGCCCGCTCGTGAATAAAATTTAGGTTCTCCGTGTTCGTCAATTATTGTAATACACCGAACTCCATCAAGCTTACGACTTGCCCACCATTCTCCAGATTCGAAATTTACCTTCTTTTCATTTCCGTCAAACTTCTCAGCGAGAGCGACATCAAAAGTAGGAACCGTTCCGGGCATTACTGAGTTAATTAAAGTAGCCGTAGCTCTAGTCTTTAAGTTACGATCTATCACATCATAGATCACATCTGCGAACTCCTGATTCTTGGCAATAAAACCATTAACTACCTGTATAGCATTATGGCCAGTGACACGACGTTCATTCAGATCGTCAAGTAATTGAAACAAGTTATCGTAACTATCGACAGTAAGATCTTGACGCTTTTTCAAGTTATCTGAGGTAACGTAGTACTGCTTAAACGGAGAGTATACGTATTCAAATAACTTACGCAAGGTCGAGGTATCATACTTTTTAAGTATCTCCTTTTTATCGTTGGTTGAAGAAGTAGCCTTCATTTCTTCAATGAACTCGGCAACCTGTTTAAAATCTGATGTTTTCATATTGATTATTATACTAAACAAAAAAAGCCGCTGTCGCGGCTTTTTCATAAAATTTATAAATTATTAGCTAGGGTTTACAACCTCTTCGTTAGCCAAGTTATCAAGTTCGTCTTGTTTCGCCATTCCAACTTTGATAGTTTGGATAATACGATCAAGCTCTTTCATTTCCATTACTGAAGTGTTAAGAGCTACTGCGATACGAAATACACGTTGTGCTGATTCAAGGCTAGATCCTTCGAACTTGTTAAGTAGAATTGCTGCAGCTTCTAGGGCAGATGCCTGAATTTGAACTGCTCCACTCGATTCAGTGTTTTCGTCCTGTTCCTGCTCCAATCGCGCAATTGCAGAAGAGAATCCCAAGAAACAATTCATTACCATGAATGCTTCATTAGGGCCAGTGAAAGTAAATTTACCTCCATTGCATGCATTTTTGATCCATTTAAGATCAGCTAATTCTAATTTAACTGGGAAGTATCCAGTACGACGATTGATAAGCATGTCAAGTTCTGACATTTCTTGTACAGGCTCTTCGCCGCCTTCTTGTGTTGGTTCCATTTCTGGAGAAGTTTCTTCGACCATTACAGTTTCTTCAACTAATAAGTCGGTTGCTAGTTCTTGTGAGTTTTCCATTTGAATAAAGATATTGTTTAGATTATTATTCTACTAGGAAACTTGAACTAGTTTTAGGAAAGTCTGTCTAAAATTATAAGTTGGGCTCGCGAAACTTTTGAGTAAGCCTCTTTGATATCGATGAATCCGGCCCAGTCAATCTCTTCTGCCTGAAGTTGGCTCTTTGGAATAGTTAATGACTCCAGCTCAATCTCAGATAGATCCTCAATTCGGAAAACGAAATAGTGTAGTGCATTCTTGTACTTGCCGTCTTTATCGTAAACTTCAACTGTCTGCACGGGCAATTCTAATTTATCTGGAGAAAGATAGATTCCTGTCTCTTCGCTAAGTTCTCGTAGAGCAGCATTCATTAGGTCTTCGCCAGCTTCGACCTTGCCCTTTGGAATTCCCATGATTGGTCTAACCCAACTTCCATTAGTTGGATGAACTAGTAAAATTTTTTGATTGTATAATATTGCTACACCGGCCGTATCGTGGCCAGCTGATGACTCAGCTAAGAATTCAGAGAATGCTTTAATCTTCATTTAGTTATTATACTAAAGCTGCCTTTATTGCTGCGATACTCTCAGTATACGTGACCGTATCGAATCTGTATGCTGTGTAAAAACCGGACCAAAGCGTGAGACCTCTTATTCCAACTGTCCAGGCCGCAAATTTTTCAGGCCATTTTTGGGTAGTACCCATAATCTCGTCGATTTCCCCAGCAATACCTGTTAAAAAACCGCCAGATTTACCGGACGCTGTCCACATCTTGGCAAGTTGATCAGCGGAGAATTTTGGTGAAATTAGCATGTACAAACCGTGCATAGCTGCACTA